GTTTTCTTTTTCATGGATCTGCCTCTTGTAGCTTTGAAGTTACGCGGTCAGCAATGCCTGCATGAACGCGGTTCCGGGGTCCGCAACGGCAGGATCCCCCTGCCCTTTCAGGTGGACGCGCGCGGCACGCTCCGCCTGTGAATTCGAAAAGCCCAATCCTTTGAGCCAGGTTTCGAATTCGCGCTCTGTCAGCCGGTCCCCGGCCTTCAGACGATCTGATAATTCGTAAGCGGCCTTTGCGGCCTTGACGCTGGCGATCGTGGCATTGTCGTTGGCGCCGATCGACACAATGGAGACTTCCTTCAGGTCGATCTTTTCGAGCGTCCAGACCCCTGTATCCGTATCAACGGAATATTCCTTGATGCGATAACCGATCGACAGGCCGTCAATGTCGCGCTCTTTCAGAAGCTCGTAGGCCTCCCGAGCGCGCTGGACGCCCATGTTCAGTTTGCCACGAAGGAAAAGGCCTTTGTCATCCTCCTTTGCCTCAAACCATTTGCCGATCGGCTCGCGGGAGTCATGCTGCCAGAACATTTTCGGCATGGTCCCTGCGGCCTTATGTGCGGCAAGGGAGTCGCTATAAGCACCCGGCGCAATCACGTCGCCGTAACTATCGGGCTCGCCGCCAAACGTGGAACCATACCCCTCGATCTCGCCGCTTTCCTTCATATCCTTGATGGACAGGCAAGCCGTTCCAAACTTCATAAGCATGGTCATTGAGGTTGTCCCCTCTCTTGCGCGATCAGCTGCCGAACAGCCTCTTCATCAATCTCGGAAATCGGCTTGTTCTGCATTTGCATGCGAGGAATATTTCCGCCCTCGACAGGCGGCAGGTTTTCCAGGTCTCGAACCTCATTGATTGTCATGGCGCCGATCTGCGTCATCTGCTGGTAGAACCGGGCGCGGCCGGCGCTATCGGCGCGTAGCAATCCTTCGAGGTTGAACTCAACAGACACGCCAGAAGCACGATCAGCAGCGGTGAGCAGCTGCTTTTCGATGGCCTGCTCAATACGCTTTAGGCGGCGGCGAAGCGTAAACTTCTGAAAACCAAGCGTTTGCTGCTCGATGCCCGATCCCCAGCTCGTCGTCTTCTCGGTATGACCGACCATGAAAGGCGGTACTCCGAAGAAGCGGCAAACCTCCTCCACCGAAAAACTGCGGGATTCCAGCATCTGCGCATCCTCAGGGGCGAGAGTCAGTTGCTCCCATTTCGTGCCACCCTCAAGAATCATCGGCTTGCCGGTATCGGCGGCTGTCTGGAATTTCGACGCCAGATTTTCTTCAGCTAATTTGCGCTGCTCTGGCGTCAACCACTTATCGAATGTCAACACGCCTGAGGGGCGCATACCATTCTTGAAAGTCGAAGACGCTGACTTGTCGACAGCTCGAGCCAAGCTGAAGGTGTGCCGCCCGTAATGCAGAGTAGACATACCCCCGAGAGGATTGCCGCCAAAGCCACGAATATGCAGCATCGTCTTGTCGGTCTCGACGAAATATCTCCCATCCTGAGACCAGCGGTATTCGATTGACCCGTTCTGGAGCCTCCGAACACCCATCAGGGCTGGGTTGACCGGCATCAGCGAGGCAATGCCACGGCTGTTTCGCTCAATCCGCGCGTAAGCGTTACCCCTCATTTCGATTGACGCCGCTATAAATTCCCAGAAATCCACGGCGGTCTGGTCATAGTTGGGGCTGTCGTGGAGCAACCGATATAGCGGATGTTCTCGGTACACCTCCCTGATGCCCTTTGCATCGCGCCGGTAGACCATCAGAGGCAGACTGGCGATCGTGCCAGACAGCAGATTAATGCATGCCCAGGCCGAAGAAATCGAAAGAACGCTGGAATCCGTTACCGGCTCTCCGGCATCGCCAATCCCCGACGCATGCCAGCCCTCCGTGTTCTCGATCGACAGCATTCGCGCCATCGTCGAAGCCGCCTTGAACGCAAGTCTGCGGAAAGGGTTCACTAGCCACCTGCCATCTCTCGGAAATAATCGTCCATCCCCGTGCCAGAAGGTTCGGGATTGAGGAACATCAGCATCGCTGCGTTGAATGCCGCCATCAGCGGGTCAATCTTGGAGGCGCCTGCCGCCTGCTTTGTGACGATATAGTTTGAGCCGCGAAGCTCCGTTTTGGCATTCCCCACGCACCATGCCATTAGCGGCTGGCCGCAATGAATGAGCGTCCGATCCTTGAGCTTGCGTGGTAGCGTTGTGATCGAAGACTGAAGTTTCCACCCCTGACCGACTGCCATGGTCAAATCACCCGACATTCCACGTTCAGCCAGAGCATCGAGAAGGCTTGCCACCCCGTAAGCATCGAGGCCGATAGCTGCCTTTTCAGGAAGAAGGCCCGCCAACAGAAGCCGCTCACAGATATCGGCCATTTCGGTGATATCCTGATCTGCCCCCTCGTCGTCTGAGCAGACGATAAGATCACCGTCCTTCTCAAAGTCCCGAAGACGCGGAGCGATCTCCTTTCGCCTCTCGAAAACATCAGTGTGTGCCCACGCCCGAACCCAGAGCATCCAGTTTCGAGTTAGCTTCTGACGACCGATCACGGCGAGACCCATAATGTCATCGAGGCCGCCTCCGTCGATGCCAATAACAGCCACATCGCAATCAGTAATGATTTTTTCGAGGTTCATTCCCTCTTGGACGGCGCCCTCCCAGTAAGTGGCGCCAGGCCAACGATCAGCGTGTAGCCCAAGCCCAACTTCCACATTGAAGTGTTGGGATGCGATCAGCGCCAGCTTTTCCGGTCCTTCGCGCTGAGCGGTTGCAATCTCGCCAGCCAGATATTCCTCATTAACTGATCGGTTAAGGTTCGGATTGACCAAACCCCACGTGTCGCGGCGCATCCAGCCGCCATCCACTGCATCCTCAGCGGGGAGTTCGTAGAGGACGGCGAGCATTGGAAACTCAAACTTGCCGTCTCGAACGTCGCGTGCCTTCTGCAGTTCTGCCTTGAAGACACCAGCCGGCGGCGACTTCGATTGCGTTGTGATCTGAAGAAGAAAGCCGTCCGGTCGAGCTGCCAGTGAACCACGGATCTCAACGAAGATGTCTGCCGCCTTGGAGATCGTCGAGAAGACGTGCGTTTCGTCGATCAGAATGTACGTGGCTTTTGATCCGGTTATGACATCTGCCGCCGCAGCTTTCACCTGGATGATGGCAAGCGTTCGAAGATTGGTTATCTTCTTGATGTGGTCCTGCGGCTGGAAAAGCTTGGTTAGCTCTTTGTCCAACCGAATAATTCCAACCGCCTGCTTGAAGGATATCTCCGCAATCGTCTTCGTCGGCGCGATCAGCAACAGCTCCGCTTCAGGACGCTCATTAATGATTGCGGCTGTGATGATTATGGCGGCCGCAATCGAAGACTTCCCGTTCTTCTTCGGCACGAGCAAGAAGAATTCGCGCAGCGCTCTGCGCTTTTTTTCCGGGTCGTAGCTGCCGAAGATGACGCGGACGAAATCAAAGACCCAATCGTCGCATGCCTCGCCATACGTGGGATTTCCGATGATATCGGGAACCCGTAAGCGCTTGAAAATGCGAAGCGCCTTTTCGGCGACGACATCGTAGAGAGGAAGATCAGGAATGAGGGACCGCTTATTGCGGATCCGGTCTTTCCAATCTGGCACTGCCGTTGACCAGGTCGAGGCCGGAACCCACGCTGTATCCATCATTGCACCCTATTTACACCGGGCAGGAGATCGTTACCCCAGCTACTGCCCTCGCCCGCCGATTTAGCGGCCTCTTTCGCCGCTTCCTTTTTGCCAACCTTTTCCTTTGTGGCCTTGTCTGCTTGAGCATCGGCTATCCTTGCGTCAGCAAGCGTCATGTCTGAGCGGTCAATCATCTTGCCCAGCTCCTTAAGAGCGGCGACGTTACCGGCATTCGCCTGGTCCATCGCAATCTCGTAGCGGCGCGCATCCAGCCGGTCGCGCATCTTGCCTCGCTCTTTCAGTTCGGCTCTAAAATACCTCTTCAGAGTGGCGGGGGAGACACCAATGCCGTTAGCCATCCGCTCGATCGACCAACCAAGCGCCAACAAGAGCTTGATTTTATTGCGGTCTCTGTCAGTGGGCGTGTAAGGCGGGCGTCCGCGCTTCCCCTGCCAGTCCGGAATAGGCTGGCCGAACAGGTCAAAATCTTCGCTCATCAGAAAAAAATCTCTACGTGAGGGGGACGCGGGTGCGGAGGTAGGCGACCTTTCAGACTTTCGACCGCCCCCCCCATCGAACTGAAGGTGCCGCTTGCTTCCTCCGCCCACGTTGATCCCGTGTCCCTAATCGCTCTCGCAAGGTTGACCGCGCATCCCGCGCTTCCGGCGTGTCCCTGCCACCCAACGCAAGCGGTCAGCAGGCCTAAAGTGTGCCTTGCCCAAGGGCTGCTCAATCCTGCCATGGCAATGGCGACCGTTGACAGTTAAGTTCAAACCATCGGTCATTCACAGGCATCTGCCCAGAGCGAGGCGGGCGGGTAATCCTAGAAGCGGCGTCGCGACCGCTCCTCTCGTTGCTTAAATGTGTCGTGGCATGGCTTGCACAGCGTTTGCAGGTTCTTCTCATCGAAGAACAACGCCTCGTCACCCTTGTGGGGTGTGACGTGGTCGCAGATGAGTTTCGATGTGTTGCCTTCGATCTTGCCGCAGCCTGCCATCTGGCAAGTGAACAGGTCGCGCTTGAATGTCTCAATGCGCAGACGCTTCCATCGCACCAGCTGATACCACTTGCGCCAAGGCTCTGCCGTCTGCCGATGCTTGTTGCGATCCTGCTCATCACCAGGTGCGGGACCCAGCCGAGGAGGCAACGTGTCGAGCGTTGGCTTGAGTGTGGTAAGTCTGCCCATAACCTAGAATGCAGAAAGGCGACCTAGTTAGGGTCGCCTTCACTCAAGTCCGCCGATGGATATAGCTGTCGCACTGGCCTTGAATCGGTCTCTCTGGCGAGAGGGTCAAGGCAGGGTCTACCCGGCATACCCGCGTGGGAGGTTTTAACTCCACTCGCCGGTCGAGACCGACGCGCTTGCACAGGATCAGCAGATCATCCTTCACTATCCATAGTCACAACTTTTCGAGCAGTGCAAGAGAGGTTTCGACGGGGGTTACCGCGCCAAACATCTCTACCGACACAATGGCTCCGGTCGCAATCCGCTCTCCGTCAACCACCTTGTCCTTGCGGAGCTTGGCGACGTGACCACTGAAACCGGTGAACGGTCCACTGCCAAAGCAGACCCTGTCACCACGCCGGAAGCTCTTGCAATGCTCAAAATCGAGATTGATCTCTTGAGTACCGAAGAGCTTGAATCGATTCATTTCCTCGTCTGATACACGGTGCGGCTCGATCATGCCGCCGACGAAGCCCGCGACGCCTTCCAGCCGGGCAATACCGCAGACTGCGGCGGGCGAGTAAACCATGTTGACCAGCACATAACCGGGCATCATCGGACGCATGACATGGTGGATGACGCGACCACGTACGACATGTTTACCGCAATTTTCCATGGGCAAAAAAACATTGACCCCGGCTTTGCCGAGAGCGTCTTCAACAGCTTTTTCCGCTTTGTGCTTCGTCTCAACCACAAACCATTCGCGCTTGCCCGGCTGATTCTCCGCCGCCATGGAAAGCATGGTGACGTTGAGTCGCTTCGTGTTCCGCATCTGGTCGAACAGAGACGCAAAGCGCGTCAGGTCATAAAGCTCCGGGTTGACCGGCTTGCTGGCGGCATAAATCTTCACGTTATGCATCATTGGAGCGTCCCTCGCTGATGGTGATGAGAAAATTGGAAAGCGCGGCATCAACTGCCGCTTCGAGATCGTCAGCCCCGTCATCGACCGGGGGGAAATAGACCCATTCGGGCGGATGCTCGATAAAGGGCCAGCCATTGCGCTCATGCAGGCGCTTCCACGCTGCAAACACATCGCTATCCCGATGCACCTGCCGGAAGTCCTGCACGACGGGGAGAAGCGCCAGCGAGGTCGTGTATGGTTCCCTGCGGCGGGCGTGGTCCCGCATAGCGCTGACGACCGGCCAACCGTTGTCACGGCGCTTTTCGTGCACAAGCTGTTCGCGGGAAATCATGCCCTTGGCGATGCGGGTTTCGTCAAAGGTGGTGAGGTGCAGCGGGCCGGTCGGCTCTTTCGACAAAGCCTCAAGGCGCGTCCCCATCCAGAGCTTGCCGCAAACCTTGGCGATGCCTCGCGTCTGCACAGGCTCCGCAAGAGCATGTTCCGGCAGGTCACGCCAATGGCGGTTCTTGAGATAGACCGCTGCGGCCATCAGGTCGGAAGGCTTGGCCCAACGAAGATAAGCGGGTGTGCGCTCCACGCATTCGGAACGATCTTCCGGCGAAAGCGCGAACCATGCATTCCGGGCATACTCCACGTCACCCTTTTTCCACGTCGCAAACCAGAGCGTGAAAGCGTGCTCAATCTTCTTTCGATCAACCTTTTTCAAAACTCCCTCTTCCGCGTCAGCGGAGGGAGAGTTGTTTGGAAGAGTATCTGGAAGATTCTTATCTTGGTGGAACTCCTCCACCACCTTCCGGTCGTCATTTCCACCACCTTCGGGAACCATTTCCACCACCTTTTCGGCGGAACGTGGTGGAACAGTTCCACCACCTTGACGGCTCGCGACATCGTTGGAACGTGGTGGAGGATTTCCACCACCTTCATTGTCTTCGGTACCGGCTGCGTTGCCGGAAAGGTCGCGACCCGGCCAGCGCGCCACGTATTCGTTCCGCTTCCATTTCTGGCCGCGAAAGCCGTGTTGCGTCACTACGATCCAACCGCTTTCTTCGGCGATTTCGAGGTGTTTCATGACGGTTTTCTTGTCGAGGCCCGTCAGGTCTACAAGGTCCGAAATCGGCGGGTAGCAGGAACCGCCGGTCGCATCCATTTTCAGGCCAAGCGTATGCAGCACAAGGCGCGTGATGGGCGGCAGGCCGGATTTAGCAACCGCGTGCCGCCAAGACCATGCACGCGACGTTGCGCCGTGATCTGGTTCCATCACCGCACACCGCCTTTCCGCACCACGTCGCGCAAGAAAGAGCGCACGGCGTGGACGCCGAGAACGACCGTATGCGGCAATCCGCCGTCCGGCAGGCGCGTGGCATTGATGGCCGCAAATTCCACGTCCAGCGCGTCCACGCCGAGCGAGAAATGCGCCGCCTGCAAAACCCGCCTGATATCGGTATGGTCGCGATAAATGACACCCTGCGGTGCGCGCAAAAGCCAGTCCGCGCGCGCCGCATCCGTCTGGCAGTCTGCCAGAAGTTCAACAATAGGCATGAGTTCGGTCATCGGCTGATTTCCCGCTCCACCTTGCGCGCCAGAACGCGGTAGCTGTCCATCGCCTTGGAAAGATCGCCCTGCGCCCGCCGCTGGTCGGCAGCAGCCTTTTCGGCGCGGGCGGTCGCTTCCTCGCAAGTGCGGAAGGCAACTTCCATCTGCGCGGTCTCTTTCAGGAACTCGTCATAAAGCGGGTTCGAGCCTGCCGGTCCGAAGAACTGTTCGCGCACCTGCGCCACCCAATCGCGCGGCACGCCCAAATCCTTGGCAACGGCAGCATCCGTCCAGGGTGATCTGTAGGCGTCCTTGGCGTAAACCTCATCCAGCTTGTCGTTGATAATGCGCCGGTCATCGCGGCTCATTTCACGGGGCTTGTCTGCAATCGTCGCTACCGTGTCCACCATGGCTTTTTGTCCTTTACGCTTGGCCGGGGCGGCGTGGATCGGGCAGAAATCCTTGCGCGGATTGTTGCCGACCACCCATCCCTTGTTCTGGAAATGCTGAGTTGCCGCGATTGGCGGCTTGCGATTGATCCCGGTTTGATGCGGGAAATAGGCGACAGCACCACAGCTGGCGCAGGTGATCTGCATGGCCTTCGTGGACTTGTCGCCGTAGGAAATCGGAACTTCTGGAAAGATGCGGTCGCTCACACGGAAACCCTCTTTTTCCACACACCGAAATCCGTCCGCAGCTCGATAAAAACCGTTTGCGCACGTTCGTCCGTGTTGAGTTGTGTTTTGCTGGCGATGCCGATCAGGCTTTTCAGCACGGTGTCGGCATGGTCTTGGTTGTAAATCGCGCGCGTCTTGTCCCGCATTTCTAGGAAACGGTGAAACAGCGGCTCCGCGCAAAGCAGATCAGCCGACGCGGCAAAGTCACCCTCGCGAAGTCCACCTTGACGCGCCTGCGCGCCGTGGTGCCGGACACGAATGGCCTCAAATGACGCAAGGCGTTCGCGTGCTGCCCGGATTGCATCGTCGTTGCCGGCAGAGATTGCCGCCGCAAGCCGAAGCTTCGCCGTGTGAATTGCCGGGCCGAAACGATCTGTTTCGATGGCACCAAATTTGACCGCAAGGGTGCGCTTCGAGAGGGCGATATCGAAATGAACCCAACTGGCGTTTCGGTGCGAGCCGAAAGAAAGAACCGGATGCCCCTGAATCCACTTCCGCTTGACGCGAATGTGGTCCGCCATGGCAAGCAATTCGTCATCCGAATCCGCCCACATGTGGCACATCACCATGTTTCCAAAGGGCGCGCGCATGTCGTCAACGTAAACGCTCATGCCGCCACCCCGAGAGCATAGCCGCCCCACTGAAACGCCGCCGCATCCGCAATACCCGGATGGGTTTGCGACCGAATCTTCCAACGATCAACGCCGGGCGGAGCGCGATGCACGATAGACCAGCGCTTATGCTCATCTGTTCCCGGCTTCGGCGGAACAAGCCGGTTCGTTGCCACCAGCGGCGGTAAACCGCGCAAATAGAACGAAGTCGCCTTGAAGGAAGGATCGCCAAAATGCCACGGCTGCACGGTCTGCGCCGCCTTGTGATAGTTGCGGATCCGCATTTTGGCATAGCGATGCATCACGGGATTTTCGACGGCGATGCGCTGGATCGGTGCATTCCAGCAATCGGAGAACAATGCAGCCCCTTCATCCAGGAGCCGCCACATGATCGCCAGTTTTTCATCACGGGAGAGCAGCGCCCACTCGGCGCGTTCCGCGTCCATCGCCTCATTGGGCGCGTTTGTTGGCGGCTCTTTCAGCCACCGCACGCCCGAATTGCAAAGCCGGGTGCAGGGCGGATGCATCACCGCCAATAAGTCCCAGCCTTCATTCAGGAGATCGCGGACATCGCAAATGATATGGCGATTGCTACCGTCATCGGCGGGCAGGAGATCGCAGGACCAGACATCATGCCCCAGCGCGGCAAAAGCGCGGCGGACTACACCGGACGTTTCGCAGCCGATCAGAACCTTGAGAGGCTTGGCGATCCTGAATTGTGATTTTGGGAAGGAAGCGTTCACGCCGCCTCGCTTTCCGCCGTCTCGGCGGCTTCCTGCGGCTGGAAATCCTTCCAGTCCACGCGGCGGACAATGGTGGCGCTGCCGTAATTTCCGGCCTCGTCACGTTCCCATACGAACCACGCCGTATTCATACGGCTGCTGGCCTTGTTTCCGTCCCATCCGTCGCGGTGCATCATCGGGAGGCGGCGCTTGAAGACGTAGACGCGAGCGGGCGGGCAATCATCCATGACGAAATTGCGGTCATCGTCCGCGAACCCGCAAAGGAAATTCAGATTGAGCAAAAGCGCCATTTTGCGCGGCTTGTAGACGCGCAGGGCGTAGGCCACGAAGGCATTGAGTATATCGCCGTAAGGCGGATTGGTGACGATATCGTATGAGCCGGCTTCCGGCGGCTGCGAGGTCAAGAAGTCCTGCACCGCCTGCAATTCGCCGTTGCTGTCCGCCGTGCCGTAGTCGTTGATATCGGCCAGCACCACGGCGTAATGAAACGCTTCCAGCATACGCGATATCGCTCCGCGCCCGCAGGCTGGTTCCAAGACGCATGTGGTGAATTCTTCCAGCGCCAACAGCGTAAACATCGCTTCGGGCGGTGTCTCGTAGAGGTTCGCTCCGCGCTCTTCCTTCGTGGCGCTGGCCGTGCCGACCGCCGCGCGAAGATTTGCCTTCGTCGGCTCAAGCCCGGCAGCAAGCCGCGCCTGAATCGCCCGTTCGACAATGCCGGGTTCACGATGTTCCGCCGCAGCAAGCTTGCGGGCTTCGTGGATTTCCTTGCGGGACAGGCCAGTTTCATCGGACGTAAAACCGTTTCCATCGGAAACGGTTTTGGGCCTTCCGCCTACCGACGCTTGGCCTGCCGCCTGCGCTTCGTCCCATTTGTCGGCAATAAGGATTTTCGCGCGTGCTTCGATCAAGAGCGCGTCCGCCTGCATGCGCCGAGCCTTGGCGATCAGCTTTTCCGTTGCGCCGATCTGTTCCGCAAACTGTGCGGCGGTCTTCGCCTGATTATAGGCGACAGACGCGACGATGCGGGCGTTGATGATATCGCCATCATCAAGAAGCGCCCGCGCCCGTTCTACCGTGGCGACCAGCCCGGAAACGTCAGCGACCGGCACCACGGCGGCTTCCGTTTTGCGTTCCGGCATGTCGCCCGGCTCCGCAATGCCTTCCAGCATAGCCAGCATTTCGCGGGCGCGGTCGGTCGGATAATAGGTTTTGCCGTGCTTCTTATCCCGCGTAAGATAGCCGTTGCTTACAGACTTGTTTGCCGCAACACCTTGCTGTTGCGATTCGACCGTCACCACACCGTCGCGAACGGCGGCGCTGATGATGACAACGGCGCTTGGGCCGGGCTTGGGAAGCTTGACTTGCTTGTAAGGGGCCATCAGTGCGACCTCATCAAACGATCAAGGTACGCCTGCCCCAAGCCGGTAAGCTTCGCAGTCTCTCCATCGGCGGTAATGTGGAGATAGCCGCAGTTGCGGCATTCTTCGGCGACGATATGGTAAGCGAGGCCAAGGGCGGACAAATCTAACTTGCCGCCCTCGCATTTCACATGCCGTAAAAAGCCCCTTGCACGTTCGGACAAGGGGCGCTTCATCAGTTCGGTAATAGCCGGATCGGTCTGGCGCTTCATTCCGCACCCCCGACGACGCTAAGCCCGACCTTGTGACCGCCCTTGGCTTTCACACTGGCGAGCGCCTTCCGAAATGCCGCCAGACCAGCTTCCAGTTCCGCTGCGTCACGGTCCATTTTTGTCGCTTCGGCTGGCGTCACCACCATGTCGGCAATCGCAACCGCGCCGCCGGAAATCAGGTCACCAGCCTTACGGACCATTTCGGAATAGGTGACGACGACGCACTGTTCGGCGGCGCGCTCGTTTTCCGGGTCGGCCAGCCGCCGCCCGTTAAGTTCCGCCATCGCAGAGGTGACGACCGGCACGCCGCATTCGCTTTCCAGTGCATAGACAGCGTGCAGCGGCATCAATTCCGGGTCGGTCGCATTGTTCATGCGCCCGATGTGGCTTTTCGAAATCGAGGAAATTTCCGCAGCACGCTCGATACCGCCCACGAGGCGGATAAGGTCACGTTGCGCGGCTTTGATCCGGTGAAACCATGCGTTTGAAATCATGAGACAATACCTTTCCCGCGCCGGGAAAATCCCGGCGTTTTTCCCGTGGTGGGAATTGAATGGAGATGAGAGTTTCAGGGCGTCAGGAAGTTACGGAGGCCCACATGCAAAACGAGAGTTGCCCGCGCCGGGCGAGAACAAGAAAAGCGCACCAGCGCGGGTCGCAGCGGGCCGGGAGGATTGGCCGCAAGAAGGGGAAACGAGGCCGTTCACTCGACTGCCTCCATCGGTATCTGAAAGAAATAGCTGTCATTCCACGCGATCTCCCGCTCGAAAGCAGCGCGACGGATAGCCCGCATCTCTTCGAGAGAAGGCGCAACCCCTCTCTCCCAACGAGATACAGTCGACTGCGCAACGCCCAATATGGCGGCGAAGTCAGTTTGACTGACATCAAAGAGTGCTTTTCGAATGTGCCGAATTTCGTTCATACGCGCATAATATGCGCAAACAGATATTTTGCAACGCATGAAATATCCGCGAACAGATTTTTATACGGCGAGGTATTGGATTATGCGTAAACGCATGGACACAGCAAAACAAGTTGCCGAGCTTTTAGCGCTCAAACACTGGAACCAGATTAAGCTTGCGACACACTTCGGTGTGTCACAATCCACCGTCCATCGTTGGAAGGCAGGCGCCGACCCCGAAGGGCCGCATCGCGACGCGATTCGAGAGTTGCACACCAAAGAGTTTGCGGACCCAACCTCCAAGCCTACTCGGCGTGTGCCTTTGAAAGGCAAGGTGGGGGCGGGACAGGAAGTCTATGCTATCGATGATGGTGGACACGACTACGTTGAAGCCCCTGCCGGGTCTCGTCCTGAAACTATCGCGGTCGAAGTTTCCGGGCAATCGATGTTCCCGGCGTATGAAGAGGGAACGCTGCTATATTACTCCAAGCTGCTGCCTCCATCTGACATGGTAAATCGGCGAGCTGTCGTGCAACTCGCCGACGGCAGGATTTTCGTGAAAATTATCCGCCCTGGCAGTTCGCCCGACACATGGACGCTAAGCAGTATAAATGCGCTTTACCCCGACATGACTGACGAAATGGTCGAATGGGTAGCGCCGATTGATTGGATCAAGCCTAGGTAACTATTCATAATTATCCGCGAAGACGTTTATTTTTATGCATTCGCGGATTTTTTATTTACAATAATATCCGTATGCGCATATTATCCGCCGTGTCTGATCCGCCAAACCCTCGGCGGTACGGGCATACTGCCGGGCGCTGCATTCTCGACGTGAACATGCCGCCCGGCTCCCTCAACACGACGGAGTCAAAGCATGCATATAAATACCGCGAACGACACTGCACTGACGCACGCGATGGCCGAGGCCATCCAGCGCGTGGGCGAAGGCTGCACCAAAGCCGACCTGCGGGAATGGTTTACCACCGACGAAATCCATCGTTGCGGTGATGCCGCTATTGCGCGGTTCCACGACATGCGCGTCGAGGATGCGCGAGAGGCAGCCTGAAACGTCCGCTCTGGTTTCCGCCTCCAGCGAGGCGGTTTCCCGAACGGATGGAGACAGCCTTGATCCAGATTTACCCCATGATTCCGACCGAACGCCCGCAGCAGGCAACGCCAGCCTATGGCCTGTTCTTTCTGGCCTGCGTTTGCGCCGTCCTCTTCCTCTCCGTCATCGGCGGCGCGGCGCTTTGCGCCACCAGCCTCGCCGAGATCAAGCGCCACCACGACGCCGCTGGGCGCGCGTGACCTTCCTCTAAACAACAAGGAACCATCCGCATGAAGAAAATACGCGATGCCTCCACCATCATTGGCATGCTGGAAAACGGCCAGCTTAACCCCGCCTTTTCCGCAGAGATCGGTCAGACGTTGGAAAAGCTTTCGGACATGTCCGAAGCCAACCCCATGCAGTCTTTCAAGGGTTCCGTCACCCTGAAACTCTCGCTGTCCGTCAAGGACGGCATGGTGACGATTGCCGCCGACATGGAATCCAAAACCCCGAAGCTTCCACGCAAGAACTCGGTCTTTTGGGTTGTCGAAGACGGCGCGCTTTCGACCGAGCATCCTCGCCAGCACGACATGTTTTCCCCGCGCGAAGTCTCCGCAGGCTGATTTCCAACCTTAGCAACCGCGACCGGTTAGTGACCGGCGCACCAACAGAGGAACCGAAATGGACCAATTCACCCAAACCGCCGTCGCCGAGATCGCAAAGCTTGCGGCGCAGACCAACGCCGCGATTGTGCAGGTTCCGGCACCTGCCGACTCCAAGGGTATTCCCCCGACCGTCCCCGCGCTGCTGGACCCGACCAGTGGCAAGCTATCAGACGTGTCGGCAGTCTTTGCGCCATGGCGCACCCGCCCGGAGCGCAAGCAGGGCACCGCCAATGTTGAGACGCTGGATTCCTTCGTCAAGCTGGTCGAGCGCCACAAGACAGACAACAGCGTGATCTTTGCCGTGACGGACTGGCGTACCCCCGCCTTCACCGCCGTTATCGACTACCACGGCAACGACCCGGACAATGGCAAGCACCGCGTACACTATGCGTTCCCGCTTTCCGAAGAGTGGAAAGCTTGGCAGGGAATCCACGGCAAAGCGTTGACGCAAAACGAGTTCGCGGAATTCATCGAAGACCATATCGCCGAACTGGCCTCGCCGGACTCTGACGAGGTGAAAGACCTCGAACTGCTCTTCCGGGCGAAGATTGCCTATCCGAATGAACTGGTAGTGCTTTCGCAGGGTTTGCAGATCAACGCGGAAACTCGCGTCAAGACGGCCCTGAAACTGCAAACGGGCGAAAGCCAGATCGTTTTCGAGGAAGACCACAAGAACGCCAACGGCGACCCGATCACCGTGCCGGGCGTCTTCGTCCTCAACATCGCTCCGTTCTTCCAGGGCGAAAGCATCCGCCTGCCTGTGCGCCTGCGCTACCGCCTTCGTGAAGGCACGCTTTCGTGGACGTGCATGCTCTACCGGCCCGACATCCACATCACCAAGGCCGTCAACTTTGCCCTGCACGAAACCGCCGCGGAACTTGCCCTGCCGAAGTTCGCGGGCAAGCCGGAAATGTCGGCCTGATTTCAACCAAAGCGCGGGCGACACCCGCCCGCGCTTACAATCAAAGTCACTGAGAACGGTACAACATGACCGCCGCCATACCAGCCGCTCACAGAAAACAACGTCGCCCTACCCTTCGAGTTCGCGACGTGACCGCTACGCTTGAGGCCTTGAAAAAGAACGGCATGACGCCGACCGCGCTGGACACATTGCCAGACGGTACATTTCGATGGCATTTTACGCTACCGGCACAGAACGACGAAGACGATCTAGACCGCGAACTTGCGGAGTTTGACAAAAAGCATGGTTACAGTTGAGCTAAAGGGCATTCACACCGTCAAGGCCAAAGGCAATGTTTACTATTATGCTTGGCGCGGCGGCCCAAGGCTTGACGGCCAACCGGGAACGGCGGCTTTCATGGCATCCTATAACGAAGCGATTGCCAGCCGCATGGAGCCAGAAAGCGGACGCTTCCGCTCAATTATCACCCACTACAAAGCAACCGAGTTCAAGAAGCTCGCAGATTCCACTAAGCGCGTCTGGGCGCCTTGGATTGATCGCATTTCCGAACACTTCGGTAATCTGAGCATTGCGCAGTTCAACCGCACTGACAAGATTCGCCCCCGCATCAGGCAATGGCGCGGCCAGTACAGCGACACACCCCGCGCCGCCGACACGGGCATGCAGGTCCTTTCCCGCATCCTATCCCATGGCGTTGACCCGATGGGAAAGCTTAGCGCCAATCCAGCCGAAGGCATCAAGCATCTTTATAGCTCCGACCGCTCAGAAATCATCTGGACGGACGCCGACATTGCGCAGGTCAAAGCCGAATGTTCTGACGAGGTGAAATGGGTAATCGACCTTGCCGCGCATACCGGCTTGCGTGTCAGCGATCTTCTCAAACTATCATGGTCCCATGTCGGCCCCGATGCCATCATCATTTCGACTGGGAAGAGCAAGCATAAGCGCGAGGCGATCATACCGCGTTACGATGCTTTGAATGAAATTCTCGACCGCATCCCCAAGCGCTCCCCCGTCATCCTTACCAGCTCCAAAAAGAAGCCATGGAAGCCGAGCGGGCTGAATACGATGTTTTGGCGGGCGAAAGAAAAGACGAAGATGCTTGAACGCGATCTGCATTTCCACGACCTGCGAGGGACCGCCGCAACAAAGTTCTATATCGCGGGCCTGTCGGTGCGCGTGATCGCCGAAATAATGGCGTGGGAGGAAGAGACGGTCGAGAAAATTATTCGCCGTTACGTGGGCAGAACTTCTGCCACAAAAGAAATGATACGGCAGCTGAATGAGGCTCACAAAAAATAGACGGGGCTGGCCCCGTCTACGTTATCACAACTTAGCGTGGATCAATCGCCGAGAATTTGCTTCCAGATCGGACCCGCGACGACCGTGTGATAATAGTTATCTACGGCTCGCGAGATCATAGCAGGCGGCACGCGATGGTAACTGGCAATCTTAATGATTGTCGTCTTTTTAGCTGCCATCTGCGCTAGATCGTGCGCCCGACACTCGTAAGGATAAAGCAACTCAAGCGCAGCGACCTCAGCCAGCATCTCCGATTGCGAAACACCCTTCGCGACATCGCCGATGTTGGCAAAATACTCAATGAGTAAATCTTCGATGGTGCGGACACCTAGGACAGACCAGTCCTCTTTTTCATCGATGATGACGTGGCAAAGTTCCTTTACTGCGGTAAATCTCAGCCAATCGTCATCCTGATTTGCACGCACTCGCACGATAGCTCGCCCTTCGTAGCGCTCAATCATGCCTCGCAGGAAGTTACCTTCAAAGGTAACCTTCTTCTTATTGATACCGATCTGGTACATGTTCGAGACCACGGCGTACAAGTCTTCTACCGAAATCCGGTTGAGGTTGGCACCGTTAACATACGTGGCGTATTCTTCGCGTACGTAATGAATCTTCTTGAATGCTTCGAGCGCTTTTTCGCCACTGATTATCATGCTTAAGCTCACAAAAGAAAAGCCCCGGAATTTCTTCCGGGGCTCGATGCTGACCGTAATGAAACTGTCACATCTTATGCGCGAACTGAATCGCGAAAGTCAAGATCAACTTCTTCACCGCGATCAACTGCTTCATAAAGTCGGTTCACTTCTTCACAAACCGACTCTGCAGAAGCTTCATCTTGGTTACGAACGAAGAACTTGACATCTAGAAGCCCGTCTGCGGCCATCTTTTCGAATCGCGCAGCGAGCTTGGTGCATTGCAAATTAGTTTCCATAACTCGCTCCTTCTGAACAACGAAAACCATTCTCGTCGCTATCTGTTCCATATATGGGTGACAGATTTGTTTTTTGTATGTCAGCGCGCCGATATACGAAAAATAAATCGTGTCAAGCCATATTTCAAATATGTTGCCGCTATTATGCGCACAATTGGCGATTGGTCCATAGCCTATCGCAATTATTCTGCGATTTTATTAACACGCGCGCTTTTTTTGTAACTGCGTCCAGAAAATCGCCAAATTCATATTAGCCGAATTTCACACTACGTTTCCATTAGCCCAAATTGATGAAGCATTTAAGGCAAGATCAAAAAAAGAACGTTTCCTGTAAAACTCGCTGTAAAACTCACAAGTTTTTCGACGACAAGAAACGGCGGAAGGCCTTGAGAAATAGGGTGGAGCGGGCGAAGGGAATCGAACCCTCGTATTCAGCTTGGGAAGCTGCTGCTCTACCATTGAGCTACACCCGCGCCGCGCACAAGACATCGGACAGTTCTTACCGGGTGTCAAGCACCCGACAGGACCATTACTCCGCGCGGAAATGCTTGGAGAGCTTCAGGCCCTGTGCCTGATAGTTGGAGCCAAGGCCGCTGCCGTAGAGGCCATCAGGTTTTTGCAACATGTGCTCGTAAACTAGCCGGCCGACGATCTGGCCGTGTTCGAGGATGCAG